AAACAATGGAATATTCTAATATAACAAATATATTAAATGATATAATGGAAAAAGAAAATATTATAATTGATAAAAAACTATTAAGTCGCTTGATAAAAGATGATTTAAGAAAATCAATAAATAATTTGCAGAAATTAATATTTTTAAATAGAAAAAATATTAAAGATAATAAAATAGAAATTAAATATTTTGATGATGATATTAGCATAGATATTAATCAAATTATATATAATGAAAATTTAAATACACTTGAATATACAAACCATTTAATAAATGAAGGATATTCATTTGAAGAACTTTACATACTATTAAAAAAAGAAATATTGTATAATACAGATATTTCTGATGAAGATAAATCAAAAATATTTATGGAATTATGTAGAAGTTATGATAAAATTATTAATGGTTCATCTGAACTAATAAATATCAATCATATCATTAACATTATAAATAAAATTTAGCTTTCTTTATTAAATGTTGGTTTAAAACTTTTTTCACTATACATTCTACTAATATGTAGATCATCATTCAAAAGTTCACCTAGTTTCTTTTTCTCTATTGTTCCATTTTGGTCAGTATAGAAAATATTATTTATTTTATATCCTTTCTTTTGTGGAAGAGTACACATAATTGCTAAACAATGAGCACATGGCTTTGACATACCAACTGATCTTGTTAATGTAGTCCTCAAAACATAGATATTAATTCCCATTAACTGCTTTGTATTACGATTCTTTAATCTGTTAATTGCCTCATGTTCAGCATGACACGATTTATATTCATTTCTAGCAATATTTTGACCTATCGATAAGATATTAAATTTTGTTCCTTTATCTGGAAAAATAGTTGCAATATGAAGATGCATATTACGTTTAGAAATTGTTGGACAACCATATGGATCTCTTGAAATTCTTGTATCAATCATTGATTCCGAACTACTTAAGAGAAAACTTGATAGTTTTTGTTTCATCGGAATAATTATAGATAATTTCTGCTGTCGAAATCCATGGTCTGTAATATTATTCATTTTATGATTAATTTAGTATTATCTTTCTATAATTCGATAAAAATTCAATTTTTTGAGTAAATTAAGAGAATTAGCAATCATAAATTATATAAATTAATATCTATTCTATGATACCAACAATAATAGTTATTATTGATATTATGAGATCCCATCTTAACACATCTATCTATCGAACATTTATTTGGTTCATTCGATTGAACCAATTTAATATTATTTAGATGATGATGTATTATTTCCTTTTGGTGAACTATAAAAAGCAATAACATTTGCTTTGTGTTGTTGATCATTTGGTATTTTTGTATAGTCTTCATTCGTATCATATATATTTTTTTTATCAACTGTATTATAATAATTTTTTTTTTCATTTTTTATATATTTTATTTGTCTCATATGATAATCTTTGATATTATTATAATATCCATCATTCCTCAAAACCATATATAAATATTATAATATATTTATAATATTTAAAAATATCAATTTTTATACAACATTTCCACCACTACCTCTACCACGACCACGTCCACGACCTCTTCCTCCTCTTCCTCCTCTTCCACGTGTAGCAATTTCTTTCTTAGGTTCTGGTTTTGCTTCATCATCTGATAAATTTTTTACAAATTCAACACTCTGTTCATCATCTGATAATGAATCATCTGAATCAGATGTTTCAACAGGTTCTTTTGTTTTTTGTACTATTTTTTGCGTTTGAACTATTTCTTTGGGAGAATTATCCTTATTAAACTCCTCAATTAATTTTTCTAATTCGCGTGCGCGATTACTTAATTCATTTATTTTAAGCATTCCGGATGTCATATCATTTACAACCTGAATATATTCTTTCGTCAAAGCATCTAAATTATTTGAAGCCATAATTATTATTTAGTATTATATTAGATTCTCTATATATTAATTTATTTTAATATCAATTTTTTTCAAAGATATTATATATGGACATATTCGTATATAGTATTATAGCGATAATAATATTTTTCTTTATATGGAATATAAGAGAAAACTTTGGACAATCCTATTTATGGATTCCAACAAGAAATACACGTTTAATGAGTTATGATTTACGTGGAGATCCATTTGGATCTATTCTTTATCCAGCTGATTGGAATATGATACCATGGAATATGTCAGGAAGAATATTTAATGTTCCATATATACACTATGGGTTTAAACCATCAAGATATGATATTAATGGAAGATATATTGTTCCAAAAATAAAAAAGAAAGTTATTAAAAAAACTCCAATTAAACCTGCTTAAGCATACATATCTTTTACATATTGTGGTAATTCTTTATCTTTTTTCATTTTAACAAATTCTTCATATGCATTTGTTAAATCTTCAAAACTAATATTTTTTCTAATCTTTGGATCTTTACCAAATACACGTGTAGAATGTTTGATCTTCATATTTAATAATAAGTTGTCAATATCTCCACCATAATTTTCAAAATTCTTTTTATGCTTTTCAATGAATTCTTCAATATTTTTTANNTTAAGACTTTCNTCAAAATTCCAATTAATTTCTTTTATNTTAAATTGTAAAATATTTGCAAGTTCATTTGCATCATACTTTTCAATCGTATATTTAAATGGAAATCTTCTTTTTAATCCCTCATTTTGAGAGAAAAAACATCTTTCAATTTCTAATGGATAACCCGCAATTATACAAACAAATTTATCACCATTTTCAGATAAATTTTGATTTAAAGTATCAATTGCTTCTTTCGCAAATGTGTCTGATCTTTCATTTGCTGATCCCAATGAATATACTTCATCAATAAATAATACACCGCCGAATGCTTCATCAATAACTTTTTGTGTTTTAATTGCTGTTGATCCTACATATTGACCAATTAAATCACTTCTTCTAACAACTTTAAATTTATAATCTTTTTCTTCCTTTTTTTCTAATTCCTTTTTATCTTTTTCTTTTTTGGCTAGATTTGGATTTAATAATGATAATAAATTATTTGATATCTCATGTAATTCACTTTCTTCTTCATTTTTTTCATTTTTCTTTAAAAAATTAAGTTTACAATATATCTTTGCTAATATTCTACCTAATAATGTTTTACCTACACCAGGAGGTCCTTCAATTACTGTATGCATCATATTATCATCATTTAATTCTTGTAATAAAAATAATAATTGTTCAAACATATTTTTTTTAACACTTGACATACCAATAACACTCTGAAGTTCTTTTAATGCATATGTTATATTTTTTAATCTTATCATATTGATCGGATATTTTCTTTTATCATTAATATCATATGACTCGCCCAATTTAATTAAATCATCTATTGATTCAATTTTATCTAAAATTACGTATTCATCATCTTCTATTGTTTTCTCATCTTTTTTCTCATCTTTTTTATCATCTTTTTTATCATCCTTTTTATCATCCTTTTTATCATCTTCTCCAATTAAGTGTTTTATAAATTCTTGACTGAATAAATATGGATTACTATTTTTATTATACGGAATTATTTTCATTGAAGAAGGATCTGAACTTGATCTAAAAATAATATGATGTTTTGTATTATCATTTTGAGTTGTATCAATTGTTCTTTGTGATTGATTATTATTTACTGCTTTTCCTCGACCACGGCCTCTTCCTCTACCGCGCCCCCTTCCGCTATTATGATAATGGTAATTATTTATGACTGTTTTTGGATTACCAGAATTTGGATTATTCATTTGTATAATATAACATAATATAAAAGATTATTTATATTGTTTACTATGTATTATATTCTTGAAATAAATAATGTATTATTTAACATTTATGATAAAACAGATGGTAATAAACAAGGTTTAATTCATTTATTTAAACTTAGTCATTTAAATTCAAATATTGTTCTAAAAAAATATCATAATGGATATATGAGAGGTTTATATCGTATTAAAAATAATCAAATTTTATATAGTTATTCTGAAAAAAATAAAATTATTACAAAAACTGTAGATGATTTACCATTTGAATTATTATATAATCCAAATATGAAAATAGATATTCAAACGTCATCTTCTTCAGATATAAATGTTAATTTACCTGTTATAAATACAGAAATACAAATTACAAGTGATGCTACAAAACAAGAAATAAATCAAGAAACCAACGAAGAAAATATTGAAGAAGATATTAATGAAGAAGATTTAAAAAAACAAATAGATGAATTAAATAGATTAAAAGAACAAGAAATAAAAGATTTAGAAAAATTAAATGAGGGATTTCATGAAATTGAAAATGAAGTATTTGGGAAAAATGCAATTTTAACTGCAGAAAAAAATAAATTAAAGAGAGATAAAGAAAAATGGGAAGAGTTTAAAAATATTTTTAATGTTGATAAAAAAATTTATAGAACTATGAAAGAAAAGATAGCAAATAAAGAAATGGAAGAAACAGAAATACCTGAATTATTTGAAAAGAAGTATCCAATTTTTAAAGTATTAGATGAAAACAATATATTAGACACAGTAGAAGATATACATGAATATATAAAATTATTACCAACTGATGATTCAGTATATATTCCTAGAACAACCGAATTATATGGTTTATTTAATGATAATCCCGGTGTATCAAGTATATCATTAACTGATATGAAAGATACTACTCAATTTGAAACTAATATTGAAACAGACGATGAATCTGAATAAATTTAAAATTTTATAATTAATAAAATTTTAATTTTACTTTAAATCTTTGTTTAGAATCTACTCTTAGAATCTTCGCTTTTGTTTATCATTCTTAAAAAAAGTATCATTTTTTCTGTTAGTATTTTGTATATCTTTTAAGGAATCAAATCTATTGGTAGACGTAATTTTTTCAAATGATAAATTGTTATTTTGATGTAATTCATTTAAATTTTTATTCTTATTATAAAATATTTTATTTTTTAATTCATTATACATATGATTAATAACAAACATTAATGTATTAATACATTTCATCATTTCACTATGATGATCAACTTTTTCTAAATTATTATTTACTAAATAATTAATTAAACTTTCACAATCTGCATATACCATGTGGTGAACATAATGATCAGAATTACATTTCTTACCTTTTTTATCATAATTAAATTCACAATTATCTTTATAATTACAAAATTTATACGAACATCTATTTATCAAGAATTCTTCTTTAAATCTTTTAGAATGAGATATCTTTGTTAATCCCAATTTATCAGAAAAATATGATGATAAATCTTTAATCCAATTAAATAAATCTATAAAAAATTGCTTATCAGTTTCTGATAATTTATTCTTTAATAAATATCTATTGATATAAATAATTATCAATGCTTCTTTTTCCATTAATTCAAGATCTGTAAAATCTTTTAAATTTTTAATTAATAATATTTCTTTCATTTTATTATTAATTGCTTCATTTTCAACACTAAAATTAAATATATCTGATGCTTTATTTTCAATTGCTGTATTAATTATTTCATTTAATGATAGTTTACAACTACTTTTGAATTTATTCTCAATATCTATAATATAGTTATTATTTTCATCAAATGAATTAACCCAGTTAAAATTACTCATATTAAAATATATAATTATTTTCTTATATATTATAAGATAATGAATTCTTTTATTGAAGAACATTATAATCTATATAAAGATCAATTGAAAGGATATACTTATATAACACATGATACCCTTCCATTTGTAAAACCAGGAGGTCATATAATGTTAATTAATTTAAAAGGACAATTACGTAAAGGTGGAGTTTTATTAGACATATTAAATACACGAAGATATACAACAACAAGATTTTTAATGGAAACACCTACTAAACGATATTCAATTTCATATACAAATAATTATATATTTTATTCTAAAACACCACCTCCACCTCCTTTAACAAAGAAAACTTTAAGAAAACAAATTGAAATGTTATTAACTGAATTAACAAATAAATAATTATTCTTATAATTCTAAGGTATGTATTATAATGTTTGGTTTAATAATTTTTATTTGATTTATCATTTCATCATAATAAGGAGTTTTAATAATAAGTATATCATTGCATTCATTTGATGATAGTATAGATGGTTCAAAAGTTAATAAAGATGTACCATAAATTCTTTTATTACATTTATTAATATCATTATCAATAAATCCTAAAATATTTTCTTTATTATTTAAAAAATTATAAACTATTTGGCCATACATATATGATGGCATAATATAAAATGGTTTATCTAATTTAAAATTTTTAATATTTAATAAAATTGAATTAAAATGTTCAAATAATTGTTTTTCAACGTTAATTTGGTTAATTTGATAAGGTATTATTGAATTTGATTTTTGAAAATAAAAAAATAAAGAATGATCTTTAAAATTAATTATATTTTTTTGAATAAATCCATACATTTCAAATAAACTTTTAATATTTTCTTTTTCATAATAAAATGTATGTTGATTATTTATGAATAAAATTGATGATTTATTTTTTAAATATGAATTAAAATTTGGAATTGAAATAAATATATTTTTTACACAAGATTTAGAGATACTTTCTAAGAAATTATGAGGTTCATATAAATGTTCAAATGTATGACTCATTATTACAGTTTCATCTTTATAATTAGTAAAATTTTCACAATTTCCAATTTGATATTTTATATTATCTATTTTTTTATTAGTTTCATAAATATCAAGAACCGTGTATTTTAAATTATTATTTTTAAAAAAAGAATATAATGGATTACTTCCTCCACCAATTTCACAAATTGTTGTAAGATTAATTGATTTATTTATAAAATTAGTAAATTCGTTATGATGATTCCACCAGAATGATGTTAATAATATTTTATTATCATCTAAATATAATATTGTTGGATCAATTAAATTTCCTAATTGAACACATCTACATATTTTACATATTTTCCATTCACAATCCATATATATATCATCTTTTTCATCTGTAGTTACCATTGAATGTATGATTGGAAAATTTTTAAAAGTATAGAAATCATCTAATATTGATGATTTACATAATACACATGATGTTCGTTTTGTATACATATACATATACATATAAATATTTTAACATATTTTAACGTATTTTAACATAAGATATTTAAGATTATATTAATATTATTCATATGTTTCCCTATTATCCCAAAATAAATCATATTTTACATGCTTCAAAATTAATACAAACTATTTTTAATTATACTCCTCTTACACAACATACAGATTTATCATCTAAATATAATTCAAATATTTATTTAAAAAGAGAAGATTTAACACCAGTAAGATCTTATAAAATTAGAGGAGCATTTAATAAAATGTCATCTTTACAAAATAATAATGGTATTGTTACATGTTCTGCTGGAAATCATGCTCAAGGTGTTGCGTTTAGTTGTAAGAGATTATCTATACAAGGTGATATTTTTATGCCTAAAATAACAACAAAACAAAAGATAGATAAAGTTAAAAATTTTGGTGGATCTTATGTTAATATTTTTTTAGAAGGTTCTAATTTTGATGAATCATTTAATATTGCTAAAAAACATTCTCTTAAAAATAAAAAAGAATTTGTCCATCCATTTGATGATGAAAAAGTTATTGAAGGACAAGCAACAGTTGGATTAGAGATTTTTAAGCAACATCCAACTCCTAGATTAATTGATTATATATTTGTTCCAATTGGTGGAGGTGGTTTAAGTGCTGGATTATCATCATATATTAAAGAAATAAATCCAAAAACTAAAATTATTGGTGTTGAACCTTTGGGTGCACCTTCAATGACTGAAGCATTTAATGCTGGAAAAGTTGTTACTCTTGATAAAATTAATACATTTGTTGATGGTGCTTCAGTAAAAACAGTTGGAAATTTAAATTATCAAATTTGTAAAAAGAATATAGATAATATTTTACTAGTGAATGAAGGACATGTTTGTTCAAAAATATTAGAAATGTATAATGAAAGTGGATATATTATAGAACCAGCAGGTGTTTTATCATTATGTGCATTAGATTTAATGCAGGAAGAAATAATAGATAAAAATGTAGTATGTGTAATTTCTGGAGGAAATTCAGATGTATTTAGAATGCCTGAAATCTTAGAAAGATCACTTTTATATCAAGGATTAAAACATTATTTTAAAATAGAGTTACCACAAAGAGCTGGAGCATTAAAAGAATTTATTATGAAATGTCTTGGACCAAATGATGATATAATATATTTTAAGTATACAAAATTAATAAATAAAGAAACAGGGCCTATTATAATAGGTATTGATATTAAAGAACCATCGGATATTGAATCAATATTACAAAATATGTCATCATTTAATATAACATATGAAAAATTAACTAATATAAACGACATTTAATTTATAAATATATTATATATATTATATTATAAGAATGACTACTAGATTAGGAAATGATGATTATAAAAGGGGAAAACAAACCTTACAAGAAAAATTAACAAAAGAGGAAATTGATGAAAAATTACTTGGTTATGAAGAAATTAAAGATCTTGAATTATTAAAAACAATTCCTCTTGGTACTGAATTTAGATATTTTGTATTTGAAAAAGAAGGTAAGAAAGTTGTTAAAAAATTTAGATTAGGTGGTAGATTAATAAATAAAGATAATGCTGACAAATATATAGTTTTAGCATCTGGTTATCCTCCTAAACAATTAACATGGAGTGTCCAAGTAGGTAATTCAGAATTATTTTACAAACAAAAAGTTGAAGATATTATAGACAAAAATGAAGATGATGTAAAAGCATTAAAAGATGAAAATAGAAAATTAAAAGATGAGAAAAAAGAACTCATCTTAAAATATAATGAACTTGTTGAAAAGTATACTAAATTAAAAAATAATATTAAAAAATAATCAAACGTAATTTGCACGAGGACTTTCAATATCTTGTTCATAAATCATTAAATTTGTAATTATTTTATCAATAAAATCAGTAATTTCTTGATTTTTATTAATTTTATATTCAAAATTGCTGCCTTCAAATCTAATTTGATTATTTTTATATTCTATTAATACATTATCTATTGTATTACTATAATTATTATTTTTATGTATATTTAGATATAATTCTCTAAAAATATGTATAATTGATATATCAATATTTAATTTAATTGAGAATGAGTTTATATTGTTATTTTCAATCATTTTTATCATTAATACATTTTTCTCGATTTTATTAGAATATATCATCTATATAATAAAAATTGATTAAAAATTATTTTTTATTATAATTTATTGTAATTATAAATGCAAGATATAAAAATTTGTATCGGCGGGTCTGTCGATGCTGGTAA